TATTAAGGAAGAGTTTCGTATAGATAAAATTAAAGATGCTGAAACTAAGGCAAAGGAACTGGAACAAGGTTTTAAGGAATTAGAGGAAGCGATCAAACTTGAAGAAGAGAAAGAATCTCAATTCAAGGAAAGTTCTAAGGAGGCAACTAACCTAACACATGAAATTTCTAAAACAAGCACAAGGATTTCTGGACTTCAAAACCAGACCAGAGATATTGAACAAGAAATTCAAACTATTACCGAACAAGTTAAAAATAGAACTACTGAAAGACATGCGTTAGATAAGTTACTCGGAGAATTAGGAGGACTTCAGAAAGATCATTCAAAAGAAAGTGAAAAAAATGTTTATAATGAGTTTGCTCATGCACTCATGAAAGATGGTGGAGTCAAGTCTAAAATTATAAAACGATACTTACCCTTAATGAATCAGCAGATCAATAAGTATCTGCAGTTGATGGATTTTTATATCAATTTTTCTTTAGATGATGAATTTAAGGAAAGTGTCAAATCTCCAATACATGATAAGTTTAGTTATGAATCTTTTTCTGAAGGAGAGAAGATGAGAATTGATTTATCTTTACTGTTTACTTGGAGAGAGATTGCAAGAATGAAAAATTCTGCAAATACGAATCTCTTAATACTCGATGAAATATTTGATAGTTCTCTTGATGGATTCGGAACAGATTACTTTACTAAGATAATTAAGTACGTTGTAAGTGATGCAAATGTATTTGTAATCTCACATAAAACTGATGATCTCATAGATAGTTTTGACAAAATCATAAAATTTGATAAAATAAAAGGGTTTAGTAAATTAGTCTGATGAAAGTTCCAAACTGGCAGCATCATTCCAAGAAGGAAAAGAAACGTCACCTCAAACCACAAGCACTACGACAAGCAAAGAAAAGGAGTAGACAATTAATAAACCGTCTACTAGACCGTCCCACAGGGCGGTCTTTTGATTATAATGGGTATATCTACAATAAAGTAAATGTCTGTAAGTCACGAAGTAAAAGGACAATTAGCAAAACTACTTGCAACTGAAGATCTAGTAGTTGAAAACAAAAAGGTTCCTACCGCATCATTCAATGTTCACACTCGTGTGTTAACACTTCCAATGTGGGATAAAGCATCTAACACCGTTTATGATATGTTAGTTGCACATGAAGTTGGACACGCATTATTCACTCCAGATATTAATTGGTATAAGGAACATAAAGTTCATCCATCTATTGTGAATATCGTAGAGGATGTGCGTATTGAGAAGATGATGAAAAGAAAATATCCAGGATTACCAAAAACATTTTACCATGCATACGAAGAACTACATGATGATGACTTCTTCTCTATCTTTGAAGAGGATATCACTCAATTCAGTTTTGCAGATAGAGTAAATTTGCATTTTAAAATTGGTTTATTTACTGCTATATCTTTTACAGATGAAGAAGAAGTCATTGTAGATAGAGTTGCTTCATGTGAAACGTTTGAGGAAGTATTAGAAGTATCTAAGTTAGTTCAAGAACATGATGAAGAGTTGAAAAAGATTGCAGACATGGAGGGTCAAGAGCAAGTTAAAATTTCTGTAGACGTTAAGTCTGGTGATAAATCCGAAAGTAAGAGTGACACTACAGTTGAAACAGATGAAGAACAAGAATATAAAACTAAATCAGAAGGACAATCCACAGATACAGAAGAGTCAAAGTCAGATGAACAATCTGAAGAGACAGAAGAACAAACAACTTCAAGATCTGGTGGAGGAGAAATAGGTGGTGATCCAAATATTAGAACTGTTCAATCATTTGAAGAAAATATCGAAGACTTGACTGATTATGAATCCTGTCGTGATAATGTCTATGTAGAATTACCAAAGATTGATTTAAGCAAAATTCTTGTTGATGGAGAAGAGATACAGAAGAAGTGTGAAGAGTGGTGGACATTTGATAATGAGGAAGCAGAAGCATTTTATAAACAGTATGGATGGTACAACAGAAGACCATGTGATTTTACTGAAGTGGATCAGGATTATGAACAGTTCAAACTATCTGCGAGAAAAGAAGTAAACTATCTCGTCAAAGAATTTGAGATGAAGAAGTCTGCATCTGCATATGCTCGTGCTGCTACGTCTAAGACAGGTGTATTAGATACATCTAAACTTCATACTTTTAAATTCAATGAAGATCTATTCAAAAAGGTTACAGTTCTTCCTGATGGTAAAAATCATGGATTGATGTTTATATTAGATTGGTCTGGATCAATGAATCATATAATGCTTGATACAATCAAACAATTATATAATTTAATTTGGTTCTGCAAAAAAGTTCAAATACCATTTGAAGTTTATGCTTTTAGTAATGACTATCCAAAAGAAACTGTAGATGGTTGCAGACAAAGACCTTACAAACCAGAAGCAGGATTAGTTGCAGTTCAAGAGCATTTTAGTTTACTAAACTTTTTCAGTCATAAAACTAATACTAAAGTTTTAAATACACAGATGAAATACATTTATAGAATTGCACTTGCATGTCGTAAATACGGTGAATATGACATACCACAATCCCTAAGATTATCAGGAACACCATTAAATGAGACATTGATTGCACTTCATGAATTACTACCTAAATTTAAAAAAGAAACCAAAGTTGATAAAGTTCAATGTGTTGTTTTGACAGATGGTGAAGGATGTCAACTAGCATATCATCGAGAAGTTGAAAGATCTTGGGATCCTGATGATAGTTTTTATCTTGGAACTTCTAACATAAATTCTTCTTGTTTTCTTAGAGATAGAAAACTTGGTAGAACATATCATTTTAGTGGTGGTTGGTCAGGACAAACTACTGTATTTTTAAATCATCTTCGTGATAGATTTACTGATATTAATTTCATTGGCATTCGACTCATAGCAGGTAGAGATATTGGATACTTCTTAAGACAGCACATTGGATATGGTGATGATTATGAAAAACATTCACGTATTTTTAGAAAAGAAAAATCACTTGCTTTAGAAGATGTAGGTTATGATGTTTACTTTGGATTGTCAGCAAAATCCCTAGCAAATGATTCTGAGTTTGAAGTTCAAGATGACGCAACTAAGGCACAAATTAAACGTGCATTTGTAAAGAGTCTAAGTGCTAAAAAGTTTAATAAAAAAGTTCTTAGTAAATTTATGGAGTTTGTTGCCTAATAAATAGTGGTAGTAATTTAGAAAAGGTCATGAGTAAATTCGGAGACTTATTAAAGGGAAAGGGTAATACTTCACCAAAACCAGTAAATAAAGAACCAGATTTAGAATCTATGTCCAAGGATGATCTGGAAGATTATGGTAGAACAGTTGGTATTGAACTTGATAGAAGACACAACAAAGGTAAATTAGTGAAAGAACTCACTAACTTTATCAAGAAAAAATAAACCAATTAAAAAAGTGTCCACTAGGGGGTTACGACCCCCTTTTTTATTGCTATAATAGGTACATAAATAAAAAGATTACATCATGCCTTTCAAACCATTTGAAGTCAAAATGACAGAACAACAAGCAATTGACGGACTCAAGAGCACATTTGGAAACGAATTGACCGCAGCAGATATTCGTGGATTCTGTGCTGCTAATGATGTCAGTTACACAACAGTAACTAGAAAGATACAGCAATACAAGGTATCAAAAGGTAAGTGGAATCTTGAAGTTACTTCAAAGAAAGTAAAACAAATAGAGAACTCTTATAGTGCTCCTGCTGTAGAACCAAAACCACAACAAAATCTCATACCTCAAGTAGATGATACTTTTGTTAAGTTTGGATCTTTCACAGATATAAAGAAAATTATTTCTTCTAAATTATTCTATCCAACATTTATTACTGGATTATCAGGTAACGGTAAAACCTTTTCAGTAGAACAAGCATGTGCTCAGTTGGGTAGAGAACTCATCAGAGTAAACATTACAATTGAAACAGATGAAGACGATCTTATTGGTGGTTTCCGCCTTGTTAATGGTGCCACAGTCTGGCATAACGGACCCGTTATCGAAGCACTCGAACGTGGTGCAATCTTGCTCCTTGACGAAATCGACCTTGCCTCTAACAAAATCCTCTGCCTTCAGAGCGTCCTTGAGGGAAATGGAGTTTTCCTTAAGAAGATTGGCAGATTCGTTAGACCCGCAGCAGGATTCAACGTATTCGCCACCGCAAATACTAAGGGTAAAGGTTCAGACGATGGACGCTTTATTGGAACTAACGTGCTCAATGAAGCATTCCTCGAAAGATTCCCAGTAACATATGAACAGGATTACCCTGCTCCTTCCGTTGAGAAGAAGATTCTAGGACGTATTGCATCTAATCTAGGTGTAACAGATACAGCGTTCTTAGAGCGTCTTGTAGACTGGGCAGACATCATTCGTAAGACATTCTATGATGGTGGTATTGAAGATATTATCAGCACACGTAGACTTGTTCATATTGTTCGTGCTTTTAGTATTTTCAACGACAAAGCAAAGGCAAT